AACTCTGCGCTCCAAGGAAGATTATTGTTATAAACAATTTGCCATCCTTGTAAGGGTCCTACTACACCATTCTGCATGATAGTATCACCCAGTGATGTTTCTCTGTTAGCTTTAGCTTCACGCATTATTCCTAATGTGTGTGCTCCAACAACTGCTGTTCTTCCATACATTGGAGCATCTACAACATCTAATTTGGTATGTGCTGCTGTGAAAACTTTACCAAGATTAGTTGAAGAAAGCTCAATGTTGTCTCCTGGTGCTCCTCCTACGCTACCAGCGTCAAGAGTATGATTTGCATCTGTCATTTGTGAAAGAAAATATTGCTCAATTCTGTTATTGAGTTGTTTTTGCATGCTCATCCCTGCGTGAGACAAAGCATTGTAGTAGTTTTGTTTCATATCGACATCATCAATCTCTTCTGCGGCATAATCATATTGATCTGCCTCAAGTTCTTGATCTTCTGATGTCTTTGTGTCGAAGTCTATGTCTGAATAAGGAGTATAAGAACCTGTACTGGGTTTAGATATAATAGGTTTGTGAAACTTTGCACCATCTGATGAAAGAGCAAATTGCGCATCTCCTCCTGACAGATATAGGGCAGTATTTTCAACAAACAAAGTATCTTGAACCGCAGAGGACCAATACTCTCTATCCAATTCTGTTAGTTCTCGTGCCATAAATTTTTATTTGTTTGATTTTAGTCCTTTAGCAAGATTAATTTATGACACTTAGAAGTTTATTCTTTGTATTGTTCTGCTACCTTTTTCCTCCATTCTCTTGCTTGTCTTCTACCTTCTTTAGTCGAATGATCAAACTTAGGAGGATTTTTAGGATCTATAGTTCCATCTACCTGTTGTCCCTTCTTTGTGTAATTAATACTTGCTTCTTGTGCCTTTGCGGCCGCTTCAAACTCCTTTTTTCTGTGTAAGATGTAAGGATCCTGTGCAGCTTTTTTGACTCCGATGTTTTTAACTTTAGAGACTTGTCGGATCTCTTGTTTGAGTTCATCAGGAACATCCATATCTTCTAAACGTTCCTCTTCTAAAATAGCTCTTATTTTAGACTCTTCATCGGACATCGGCTTCGTCTTTGACTCTGCCGGATTAGATTCTGGATTAGAATTAGATTCATTAGATTCTCTTGAATCTTTCTCTTTTTCTTGAACCTTTTTTCTCCAGTTAATCTTTTGACGAATAGCTTCGGATAGTTTTTCTCGTTGAGAAATTTCTCTTTTAACGAGATTATCAATAAGTTCCGAGTCAACATCAGGATCTAATGCTAAATCCTGCATGACTTTCTCCCTTATTTCTTCTTCCTTAGTTTCCGTCAATGCCTCCTCTTCAGCTTTTTGCTCCTCCGGAGTAGAGGTGTTTTGTTCTTTATCCATAGGATTATTTTATGCCCATTGGGCTTAATTTTTTTAGGTGTTTAATGAGGTTATCCTACAACCTCGCTTCCTTATTAACATTATATAATACTTTTTAAAAATTACAAACCGTAATCTTCTCTTAAATCAGTTGCTCTTTTGCTTCTATTGACTTCTAATATTCTTTTTCTTCTAATTTCTTCTGCTTCTGATGTCTCTGCATAGTTTCTCATTTGCCAAGCAATAGCACATGCCATAAGTAAATCAAAATGTCTTGTTGTTAATCTTGGATCTATTTCTTTATCCATTAAATCATCTCTAGTATAACTCTCCATTTCATCTATTAAGTCTGGATCTGATAACTCTAATATTCCATCTTCTATTGCTTTTTTTAAATCAAAAATAATTTTAGGTTTATTAGCTGATGTTGTTAACCATCCGTAATCTTTTAACACTACTAGTTCTTTCTTTAATGGACTTGCTTCTTTAATAAATATATTATTATAAATTTGTTTTAATCTTCCTATTGTTGCATGTCCATGATTATTAGCTTCAGGTGCAAAGATAGGATTCCCAAATAAAAGACATTGTCTTTCTATTTCATCTCCAAATATATCTGGTTTAATAATATTACTTTTAAATGTTGCTACAACTCTATTTGGATTCTGTGTAAAGTCTATGAAACAAGTTGTTGAGTGATCTAATCCTACTCCACCACTAACATCGGCAGCTCCTCCATATCTATGAGAAGGATTAAACTCATGAAAGATTTTAAATCCTGCTAATATTTTAATAGGAGCTTTTCTAACTTGCTTCTTTAATACCTCTCTATCAAACATTACATCTAATCCTGCTGATGGTTCACATAAGTATTCTCCTTCAAAGTCGTCTGCATCTCTTTTAATATTTTCTATGTCCTCTATTGTATATTGTGCTGGCCATGTTGGTTGTCCATCTCTTATGATAGGTGTTATTAAAACATTTTCTCTTGATTTAATTAACTTATGAACATTACCTCTTTCTGATAAATAATTACATTCATAAATAACACCTCCATTCTTTGCTAAACCAGTTCTAGCTTCCTCCATGTTATCCCATATAGCTTGAGTTAATACAGCCGATCTAAGAGTCTTTCTTGTTTCAAAGTCAATAAATAAAATAAAGTCTGGTCTTGATTCTTCTTGAATATCTCCTCTTTGTTCCATTCCTACTGTTCCTGATGATACTTTTACTCCTGTTGATGTCGTAAAGGATGACATTGTTTCTTCTCTCTTCTTTGTACTCTTTTCAAAGATATCTGGATAATAATAAGAAAACTTTTCTGTAACAAACATATTATAAATATCTGTTGTTATCTGTTTTGAGTTAGTTCCATCTGAAGAAAGAATCTTAATAAACTTTCTAAAATGCTCTTCATCATTACTTATACAAAATGCTACAAATAACTTATCTCTAGTTGTTTTAGAACTTCCTCTAAATCCTACGTTAACAAAAGATACTATCTCATTTCTATATACTTTTAAGTTATTACTATCAAAGTCTTCATGAAATGGTGCGTCTTTAATTGAATTCCCTAATTTATCTAGAAAGTAATCTGAAAAGAACCACCTAGACCATAAATTAAATTTGAAAAGAACTTCTTTTTCTGTTGTTTCTGAATTAAAGGAAAATAAGTTTCTAATTTCATCTTTATTTCCTTCCTCTAAAATTGTCTCCAATAACTTCCCATATTGCTTTCTTTGATTTTCTTTTTGCATCTTCATTATCTAAAAATGATTTTCCTCCACTTTTAACGTCTACATCACTTTGAGGATTACCTTCTCCCATTCTCCACGCTATCTCTGGATCTATCTTATTTAAGAATTCTATCTTTCCTTCTTCTGGTAACTGTTCAAAGTATTCTCTAACCCATACTTTAAGTGACTTTCCTGGTGGTCTTCCTTTTGGATTTCCACTCTGTCCTTTTTTCCATTGATAAGGTCTTAACCAATTGTATTGCTTTTTATGCTCTTTATCAGCCTTTTCTAAATATTCTTTATCATTATTCTTATTTTGTTCTTTATCTAACATATATTTAATTCTTAACTAATTAGTATATTTCTTTTTCTGGTTTTTCTGGTAACTCTTCATATTCTACAAATGGTTTTAATATTTCTGCTAATTTCTCTGCTGCTCTTTTTCTTGAAGTAATCTCTATTGCTTTTTGCTTATCTGTCCAACTATCTGGAATATCAGCACATCTATCTAAACTACCAATAGTCTTCTTAATAAATATACATAAATCCTCTCCTTCTGTGCTATTTAGTATCTTTTTTATTGTTTCCTTTTTCATCCTTTAATATACTTAATACCTTTTCCATTGTTTTTATTTTTTCATCTAATCCTTTTTCTTCTAGTTTCTTTAATTTAAATATTAATCTTTCTTTAAGGTTATTAATCTCTCTTACCTTACTTACTTCTACTTCTTTTGAACTCCATATCCCTATACTATTTGATAATTCTTTAATCTTTTCTTTTTTTGATTTAAAGTCCATAATCTTCTTTCCTGTTTTTAATTCTTCTTTCTCTTTTTCCCTTTTCTTTCTGTTTATTTCTTGCCTCAGGATCTCTAAGGTTTTGATACATTTCTTTTAACTCTTTGTTTATTTGATTATTTGTCATTATTCTACTCCTGTTTGAAGTGTTTTAAATTCCCTTACTCCTTTATCTTCTTCGCCTCCGACTCCTCCTCTATCTGTATTTCCTTTACTTGGCTGAACTTGTTCTTGATTAGGTTGAACAGGAGGAGGAACAGCCAAACCCTTCATAGCATATATTCTATCAAGCAAGAATGCTCTTCTAATTGGATCTGTTTCTAATTGAATCGTTGACTGAATTGTTTCATATTCATCATCAAAATCTACATTCTCTCCTGTAACTGTTACATATAATCTTGGTAAAACATCTTTCCAGATTTCTTTTGAATTCTTAATCATTGGATCTTTTTCAGCTAATTCCATCATTTTCGCTTCTTTTAAGACTTGGGCTATCTCTGGGCCATGAGGTCCTATGTTAACGAGATTTTTAACATACCAATTATTAACTGCAATCTGTCTAAATCTATCAAGGAATTGAGCACTCCCTGTTAATCTTATAATATCCTCGCCTTTTATTTTTTGAACAAATTGTGGAAGGATCCACTCTTTTAAAGCACGATCATAAGCTAACCCTAACTTTTGTCTTAATAATAAAAATAATTTATTAGCATTAGTATCCATTAACAAACCTAATCTGAAAGGTGTTCCTGTTTTCATTTCCTCACCTGTTACCACTTCATAAGAATTCGCTATATTATCTGCCTCAACAATTAATCTATTCCAATCTGCTATTAACTGATCAAGTCCTTGCATTCTAACATCTACTTGAGATAAATCCGCTGACTTAACTATGTCTCCATTGGCAATGTCAGTAATAATATTTTGAACTGTTCTATTGTCTGCTGATTTAAATATTGCTTTACTAGCCCATTCTAATCCTTGAGCTAATTGATTTCCAATTTCATTTGCTCTAACTTGATAATCAAATAATAATTCATATAACCCTTCTCTCCACCATCTCCCTTTATATGGTCCTCTATGGGCTTCGATATAATAATCACTCATTTTTCCCGAAAGAGGTTCTGCAAATAAAACAAATGATTTATCTTCAGCCTCTCTTCCTGATTCTAATCCTGCAACAATAATTCTAGCAAGAATATATTTATTTTCATCTCCACCTTCAATTCCCTTAAGTTGGTTAAATTTCTGTTCGTTAACTTCTCCATTTCTTTCAAATATTTCGTAATAAGCATTAGTTGTTTCTTCTTCTTTCGATCTTATCGTTTTTGAAAAACTCTTTTCTTTACATTCTTTTAAAACTGTATCAACATTATCCCAAACACCTTCTTTAGCTCTTAATTCTGATTGAGTTAATAAATGTCTTTCAATAATCGATGTTTCATCAACTGTCTTTGCTGTTTGATTAACAATATAAGTGTTTGAGGGGTCACAAGTATCAAATCCATCTTTTGTCTTTTTAAGTAGAAGATTTCCTTTTGCGCTATATTCTTCTGTATTGCTATTTATTTCTTCTCCTTTTCCTGTTTGCCACATCCATTCTCCTAATTTTGAATTAGCTAATAAAACAGCTGCAAAGTCTCCTACTGGATTTTTAGAAAAGACTAAAGGATTCTTAGTGTCTATTCTTAAGTTTTTTATTTCATTATTTACTCTTGGAGTAATAATGTCATACCAGTATTTATAAGCTCCTGTAATTTCATCTACTTTCCCTTTTGGGTAAGTTCTATTTTCAAATAAAGAAATTCTTTTAACTAATTTACTTTGTGAAAACTTAACTACTTCAGATATTTCAACTTCCTTATTTAAATAAGTTTGAATCTCTTTTTGAATATCTCCTATTAAACTCGACATATTATTCTACTAAATCCTTAATGATATTCATTTGTTCAACTGTAATTTCTTTTGGAACATCATCAATTTTAATTTTATATAACTCAACTTTACTTTCTGTATCAAGGAGTTCTTTATATTCTTCGTATTGTTTTTGTCTTTCTTCTATGGTTTTTTTATACTTTTTCCTGAGGGCTTCTATCTCTTTATTAAAAGCTTTTTTATTTTCTATAACATATTCTTGTACTCCTTGGGGATTAGTACTAATCTTTGGAGAGTCATTTTCGTCTTTTTCAGCATATTTTTTTGCAAGATCTACTCTTTCCTTTTCAAACTTTAAAAATTCTTCTGAAGGATTAATTGAGGCTTTTAATGATTCTATCTCTTTCTCTAAAAGAGAAATATTTTTTGAAATAGCGTATGCAAATTTTACTCCTGATAAGTTTTTTAATTGTTGTAATCCTTTAAATAATTCAACTATTTGTGATTTTTTCATATTTTTTTATTAGAGCTCTTTTAATTTCTCTATGTATGTTTCTATTATACCATTTAATTCTTTAATTGAGTAGTAATGGACTTCATCTTTTGCCTTTAATAATCTATCTCCTTCTTCAATTCCATATTTTAATT